CAATTTCAAACACCAATACATCAAACGTGGTGGTAACTATTGTTACTGGTGGTACAATTGTATTAGAAGTATCTAAGAATTCAACATACAACGTAGATGTTTATACAGGACAATCAATACCATGAAACTAATTACTGAAACAATTCAGAATGTTAAGTATTTGTCAGAAGCTTCTGAGAATGGTAAAAAACACCTGTACATCGAAGGTACATTCTTAGTTGGTGACAAAGTTAACAAGAACAACCGCATGTATAAAATGGGTACTCTAAGAGAAGAAGTTAGACGTTACTCAGATGAATACATTAAAACAAATCGTGCCTTAGGAGAACTAGGGCATCCAGATACACCGTCTATTAACTTAGAACGGGTATCGCACAAGATTGTTTCTCTCGTAGAAGATGGAAACACATTTTATGGTAAAGCTTTGATTCTCGAAACGCCTTATGGCCAAATCGTGAAGAACTTTATTGAAAATGATATTCAAGTAGGTGTGTCGTCCAGAGCCATGGGTTCTGTCATTCAAACTAGAGAGGGATATAACCTCGTTCAGGACGACCTAAAACTTGCAACAGCGGCTGACATTGTTGCCGATCCATCCGCACCTGGCGCATTCGTCAATGGCATTATGGAAAACAAAGAATGGATGTTTGTTGAAGGACACTTTGTTGAAGTAGACTTTGATAACTCCAAGAAACAAATCAAGGCGGCTTCTCCTAAACAATTAGAAGAAGTTGCACTTAAATTGTTTGAAAACTACCTACGAAAACTTTAATTTTATAAATAAGAAATAAAAAGGAGATTCCTAATGGCAAATAGTAAATTAATGGAAGCCGCAGCAGAAATTCTAGCAGGAAGCAAGAATTCAGCTGGAGGCATGCCATCACAAAAACTGCCTGGCACTGAGGCTGAAGACCTTGGCGGACCAACACCAGAAAATGGTAAACCAGATGATGATTCACAAAAAATCCATGCTGGTAAGAGTGCTAAACAAATGGCTGCACCGACAACCAAACCTTCAGCAGCTTCTGCTAAAATGGAAGAAGTTGAGGGTGAGATCATTGATGAAATGAGTCATGACGATAAAGCCATGAAAATGAAAATGAAAATGAAGATGAAAGAAAAGATGAAAGAAGACATTGATGCTCTTTTTTCAGATGACGATACCATCTCAGAAGAATTCAAAGGTAAAGTTTCTACAATTTTTGAAGCTCGTGTTAATGACCGTGTTCTTCAAATTGAAGAAGAAATTGAAAACCAATATGCAGGTATGCTTGAAGAAGCTATCGACACTATCAAAACTGACCTAACAGAAAAGGTAGATGATTACCAATCTTATGTTGTCGAACAATGGATGGCAGAAAACCAAATCGCAGTTGAGTCCGGTCTACGTGCTGAGTTGACTGAAGACTTCATTGGCGGTTTGAAGAACTTGTTTACAGAACATTACATTGATGTTCCATCCGACAAGGTAGACCTAGTTGAAGAGCTTGCTTCCAAAGTTGAAGAACTTGAAAGCAAGTTGAATGAAGAAATCGAAACTGGTATTCAATTAAAGAAATCTCTAATTGAATCCTTTAAGACAGAAATTGCACATGAAGTCTGCGAAGGACTCACAGCTACTCAAGCTGAAAAAGTAAAATCGCTTGCAGAGAGCGTTGATTATTCCACAGAGGAAGAATACAAAGATAAGCTTGAGACAATCCGTGAGAACTATTTCCCATCACATGCTAAAAAGGCAGATGTGAAAGACCTACATGAACAAGTGGAAGACGGCAGTGAAAAACCACAAACATCTGCTGACCCATATGTTGCATCAGTCATGCAAGCAATTTCGAAAACTAAACTCTAATTAAACATATCCACAAGGAGATAATATGTATTTGTCCGAATCACTACAAACAAAATGGCAAGGCGTACTGGATCATCCAGACCTGCCTGCTATTAAAGACCCATACCGTAAAGCGGTAACTGCGGTCATTCTTGAGAATCAAGCTCAAGAAATGCAAAAAACTGCTGGCATGTTGTATGAAACAGGCGCACCAACGAACTCTATGGGTTCTACAAACGGTGGTTTCCAAGGCGGTTCAGCTGCTGCAGGTCCTGTTGCCGGTTTTGATCCAATCCTAATCAGTTTGGTTCGCCGCTCATTGCCTAACCTGATTGCTTATGATATCTGCGGCGTTCAGCCAATGACTGGACCTACAGGTCTTATCTTCGCAATGCGTACAAAATATGCTAATCAATCTGGTACAGAAGCTTTCTTCAATGAAGCAAACACTGGTTTCTCTGGTTTGGGTACCTCTGGCAACGCAGCATTCGCAGAAGGCTCATTGCCAACTGAAGTGTTCACATCTAACGCTGCACCTGTTGGCGCAATGACTACAGCTCGTGCTGAAGCATTGGGCACTGCTAATGAAGCTGCTAATGCATTCCAAGAAATGGCATTCTCTATTGAGAAAGTTACTGTTACTGCAAAGACCCGTGCTTTGAAGGCAGAATACTCAATGGAACTTGCACAAGACTTGAAAGCAGTTCACGGTCTGGACGCAGAAACAGAATTGGCAAACATCTTGTCTTCTGAAATTCTTGCTGAAATTAACCGTGAAGTTGTTCGTACAGTTTACGGCTCTGCTAAAATCGGTGCACAAGTTGGTACAACTACTGCTGGTATTTTCAACCTTGACACAGACTCTAACGGTCGTTGGATGGTTGAGAAGATCAAAGGTCTTGCATTCCAAATTGAACGTGAAGCTAATACTATTGCCAAGACAACTCGTAGAGGCAAAGGTAACATCATGATTTGTTCATCTGATGTTGCTTCTGCTCTTGCAATGGCTGGCATTTTGGATTACAATTCTGCATTGCAATCTCAAGTTAGTTTGACAGTTGACGATACAGGCAATACATTTGCTGGTACTATCTTCGGTCGTATCAAGGTCTATATTGATCCATACTTCCCTGCTAACTTCTCCAGCGAATTCGCTGTTGTTGGTTACAAAGGTACCAATGCTTATGATGCTGGTCTGTTCTATTGCCCATACGTACCGTTGCAAATGGTCCGTGCGGTTGATACAGGTACTTTCCAACCAAAAATTGGTTTCAAAACTCGCTACGGCTTGGTTGCAAACCCATTTGCAGAAGGTACAACTCAAGGTTTGGGTGCATTGAACACACAAGCTAACAACTACTACCGTGCATTCCGCATCAGTAACTTGATGTAATATAAATCTCCGTTAAGAGAGATACTTAAAAGAGGGACAGAAATGTCCCTCTTTTTTTTGCTTTATAAATACCACTATGACAGCACTAACAAGAAACCCAACCAATCCCAATCACTTACAACCGAATAAGTTTATATTGACGTTTGGAAGAACGCCTAATATGACCTATTTCTGCCAGTCTTTAAGTATACCTGGCATATCATTAGGTGAAGTACCAGTCAATAATCCATTCTTAGATGTTTATTCTCCTGGTGAGAAGGCCATCTATGACTTATTGAATGTAACCTTTATGGTTGATGAAGAATTGAAATCTTGGTTAGAGATACATGATTGGATTCGTGCAATGACTTTTCCAACAGAGTATGCAGAGTACAGAGAATTGGCTAGGCTAAATAAGTTTGTAAGTTCTGAGAGAGATGCCAAACCACAATTCTCTGATGCTTCTGTGGTATTGTTATCATCTTCAAATTATCCTTACTACAGATTTAATTTTCACGATGTTTTTCCAACATCAATATCTACCTTCATTATGAATACGCAAGATGATCCAAGTACTATCATTACTGCCGATGCTACATTCAGGTATACTTACTACGATGTAGAAAAACTTTTCTAATATCGCTTGACAGAAGGTTACTATTAGTGTAACCTTCCGATTAAAGGATTTTTATTATGCAACAACTGAATGATTTACTAGAAATGTGGCGGCAAGATGCCGATATTGACCGCACAGAACCCGGCAAAGCCTTGCTGGATATTCCCAAACTACACAGTAAGTATCTCAATATACTTTCAAAGCACCGTTTGCTTGCCAAAGAATCTCAATTCAAATACAATAAAACAAAGAAGTTAAAATGGGAATACTACACAGGTAAACTAGACGATGATGATTTGGCCAAGTATGGATGGAAGCCATTTCCGTTTGTACTTAAAACCGACATTACTACATATATGGATAGCGATGAAGATATGAACAAGTATCTTGCTCACAAAGCCATGCATGATGAAATCGTTGATGTATGCACCGCTATACTTAAAGAGTTGAACAGTAGAACATTTCAGCTCCGTGACTTTATAGCATGGGAAAGATTTATACAAGGTGTCGGATAATATAATATTACATAAGAAGGATGAAGCATTCATCCGATTTGAGTGTGACAGAAACATAGCACAAGAGCTATCAGACTACTTCACATTCTATGTTCCAGGTTACCAGTTTGTACCTGCGTATAAGAACCGCCTATGGGATGGCAAGATACGACTGGCAGACCTGAGAACATTTGCGATATATCATGGGTTGATTCCTTACATCCAAAAGTTTTGCGAAGAACGGGATTACAAGTTACACATTGACCCTCATATCACAACAACAGAAAACTTCTCTGCAATTGAGGCTGATGAATTCGCCAAGTCTCTAAAATTGCCACATGAAGTTCGTGACTATCAATTAAAATCTTTCATACAGGCAATCCGTAATAGACGGATTCTTTTATTGTCGCCTACTGCGTCAGGCAAATCCCTCATACTCTACTTAATTGTACGCTTTTTACAGCAAGAACACAAGAGGGGTCTGCTAATTGTGCCAACTACATCGTTGGTTGAACAGATGTATTCCGATTTTGAATCTTATGGTTATGAATCAGAAGAATACTGCCATAGACAATACTCAGGTAAAGAGAAACACACTAGGAAGTTTTTGACTATTACCACATGGCAGTCAATCTATAAGAATGAAAAAGAATGGTTTGAACAATTTGATTTTGTTCTTGGTGATGAGGCACACCAATTTAAAGCCAAGTCTTTAACTACTATTCTATCTGGTTGCACTAACGCTAGATATAGAATCGGTACAACTGGTACACTAGATGGTACACAGACACATCGTTTAGTATTAGAAGGACTATTTGGTCCAGTTTATAAAGCCACATCTACTGCCGAGTTGATTGACAAAGGGCAGTTGGCAAGTTTTAAGATTAAATGTTTGGTGCTTAAATATCCAGACCCTATCTGCAAAGGTGCTAGGTTATGGGACTACAACAATGAAATGGATTACATCGTTGGTAATAAGGCTCGCAATGAATTCATACGCAATCTAACCTTATCTTTGACTGGCAACTCACTTGTTTTATTTCAATTTGTAGAGAAACATGGTAAACAATTGCATGAAATCATTAAAGATTCCGCAGGTAAAAGAAAAGTATTCTTTGTATTTGGTGGCACCGATGTTGAGGTTAGAGAATCGGTTCGTGCAATTACTGAAAGAGAAAGTGATGCTATTATTGTTGCTTCATATGGCACTTTCAGTACAGGTGTCAATATTCGTAACCTACATAATATTATATTTGCTTCTCCTTCAAAGTCAAGAGTTAGAAATCTACAGTCAATTGGCCGTGGGTTAAGACTAGGAGATAATAAAGAAGAGGCAACTTTATTTGATATAGCAGATGACTTTAGAATTGGCAAATTTGCCAATTATACCTTGAAACATTTTGTTGAACGTGTTAAAATATACGATGATGAAAAGTTCAGTTACAAGTTTTATAACATAGACCTCAAAAATGGATAACGTAAAAATTATAAGATTGCAATCAGGTGAGGAT